TTAAACTTTGGTAATGCACAAAACTTTAGTACAACAGTTACAGCAGCACATACATTAGCTAAACCTACAGGATGTAGGACAGGACAAACAGGAAGTATATTTATGGTTCAAAGTGGAGGTAGTGGTACAATGGCTTATAACGCAGATTTTAAATTTATAGGTGGCACAGACCCAACCTTATCAACAGATAATGGTGCAGTAGATAGATTAGATTATATTATAGTATCTGCATCTAGTGATGGAGTTGGTGGAGATATACAAATGGTAATTTCACAGGCATACGCATAATGGGAGTCTTTCAAAATAATTTATTAGCAGGAGCTGCAGCAGCAGCAAGTGCAGGTGGAGCAGGATTTTATAATTATCAAATAGAACAAAGTTGTAGATTTGATAGAGGTAGTAGTTCTCATTTACATTGGTCTCCTAGTTCTTCACCTTCTAGTAATAAGATATTTACTCTATCATGTTGGGTAAAAAGAAGTGGTCAAGGTAATGCAGTAGAAACTATTATAGCTGCTGATGATAGTGCAAATGGGCAATATAATGTTTTAGTTTTTCAAGCATCAAGTGGAGCTGAAGAATTAACACATCAAATAGCAGGAGGAGGTACTAGCTCTTACTTTTCAACAAATAATGCTTTTAGAGATACTTCAGGTTGGAATCATATAGTGTGGAGAGTAGATACTACAGATGGAACATCAACCAATAGAAATAGATTATATTTAAATGGAGACTTAACAACTTCTTCAGCAGGTAGTCAGCCAAATCAAAATGCTACATTAGATTGGAATAGTAATGCAGAACAACAATTTGTAGGATTATTTGGAGATGGAAGTAGTCATGCTTTTGATGGGTATTTAGCAGAAGTTATAAATTGTGATGGACAATCTTATGCACCTACACAGTTTGGTGAAACTAAAAATGGTGTCTGGATTCCAAAAGACCCAAGTGGTACAACATTTGGTACTAATGGATTTCATCTTAAATTTGAAAATGCAAGTGATTTAGGTAATGACAGTTCAGGAAATAATAACGACTTAACATCAAGTGGGCTTGGTGCAGACCATCAAGTTCTTGATAGTCCAACATTTGGGAGTTAATTAATATGGCAAGTAGTGGAAATTTTTGTACTTTAAATCCTTTAGATAGTGGTGCTACTTTGATTAATGGTAATTTAACTATGTCGCACTCAACAAGTGCATTTAGAACAGCTTTTGGCACTTTGGGAGTATCTAGTGGTAAATGGTATTTTGAAAGTAGACAAATTAATACAACAAGTGGTAATGCTTTTCCTTTAGGTGTTCAAAGAATAAGTGAAGGACTTAATAATAAAGTATGGACAACTTATGTTGGTAATAGTTATAGCACTTATGGATATAGTTATTCTATGTATAGTAAAGGAAGTGGAGATACTTCTGAAAAAATACATAATAATAGTTTTGTATCTATGTCTGATATTACAGCAGGAGTTGAAGGTGATATATATCAAATAGCTTTAGATTTAGATAATAGTAAAATATGGTTTGGTAAAAATAATACATGGCATAATTCTGGAGACCCTGGAGGTAATTCAAATGAAACATATTCTTCTGTTCCTGTTGGTACATGGTGTTCTGCAATATCAACACATTTAAATACTAATGATATTTTTACACATAATTATGGACAAGATTCTACATTTGGTGGAGTTCGTACAGCAGGAGGTAATGCAGATGGTAATGGCTTTGGTGATTTTGTATATGCACCACCAACAGGATTTTTAGCTATATGCACAGGTAATTTACCAATATCAGCAGACATAGACCCTGCACAGACTGATGATGATATACCCCAAAAACAATTTAATGCTATTACTTGGACTGGTGATGGTACAACTGGTAGAGCAATTTCAGGTTTAGGATTTTCCCCTGACCTAATTTGGTTCAAGGATAGAACACAAGCATTTTCACATAGAATTTATGATACATCAAGAGGTATAGCATCTAATGGTGGTAAAAGATTATTTAGTAATACTACTGCTGCTGAAAATGACCAAACAAGTGGACAAGATATATCAGCAGTAGGAGCAGATGGTTTTACTTTAGGTGCTAGTGATGCAAACTATACTAACTATAATACTGATGAAAATGTTGCGTGGTGTTGGAGAGCTAATGGAGGAACAACTTCTTCAGATGATTCAGGAGATATTACAGTTACAAGACAAACAAATGATGCTTCAAAATTTAGTATATTAACTTATACAGGAAGTGGAACTGATGGGCAAACAGTAGCACATGGTCTAGGAGTAGAACCAGATTTTATAATTGCAACTCCTAGAAATAGTGCAGGTTCAAATAGAGTAGTTTGGATAAGAGGTTTTACTTTAAATGGAAGTAGTAGTGAATTTTTAAAATTAAATACTAATGATGCAGTTGCACAATCTGGTCAAATTATAACTGTAAGTTCAAGCACAATAGGAGTAGGTGGTAATGCAAATTTAAGTGGTAAAAATCAACTTTTATATGCGTGGGCAAATGTAGAAGGTATGCAACGCTTTGGAAAATATATTGGAAATGGTAATGAAGATGGACCATTTATCTATACAGGATTCAGACCCAGATTATTAGTAATAAAAGGAATATCAGCAACTAATAATTGGATGGTATTTGATACTGCTAGAGAAACATTTAATCCAATAGATAAAAATTTACATTGGGATACATCAGATGCAGAAGCAACAGAAGATTATAGAGATTTAGATATTTTAAGTAATGGTTTTAAAATACGTTCTGATAATGGAACTTTGAATCATCCATCTGGTGATGAATATATCTTCATGGCTTGGGGTGACGTTCCATTTAAATATAACAATACTTTTTAGGAGGTGAAATAATATGTGGGCTTATATAAAGGATAATAAAATAGAACAAATATATCAAAGACCAAAATCTTTGGTATTAGGTGAAGTTCGTTATCCATCTAATATGTTTACTAAATATACAGATGCTGAGAAAGCTGCTATAGGAATATATCCTGTAGAAGATAGTGGTACAAAAGGAGATGATAGATTTGAATATACTTCACAAGCTACATATACCTGGAATGCTTCTGATAAAAAAGTAACAACATCTTATACAATAACAGAAAAGTCTTTAGTAGATGTAGAAGCTAAAGATGAATCTGGTAATAATATATTAGATGAAAAAGGTAATAAAACTTATATCTATGGTTTAAAAACACAGGCTAAAAATAAAGCTAAACAACAAGCTAATAGTTATATAAAACAGTTTAACTGGTTAGTAGAAAGAAGTATTTATGATAATAGTAAAACTATACCTGATGCAGTTAAAACATATGTAGCAGCTATTAAGACTGATTGTGCTAATATAGAAACAGCTATAGATAATGCTAGTGATATGGCAGCTTTTAAGAAACTATATCAATGGGAATACAATGAAGATGGTAGTCTAAAAACTACTGCACCAATACAAAACTGGAGTGATGATTATGATGTTAAGCAATATGTTAGATAGAATAAAAAAGTTTTATAAAAAATTTAAAAAAAGATTATTTGGTAAACTGTGTGAGTGTAATGATTAATAAAATTATATTATTTTTTTCTATTATATTTTTAAGTATATATGCCAATGCTAATGTAATAAAAAAACAATACTATGCTACACATACATGTGCTAAAAGAAGTTTTGCTATTAATGATTTAGAAAATAGATTAGATTTTGTAAGAAAAGGTTTATCTGTAACTTCTGATAATCAAGTTATAGAATTATATATTAATAAAAATAAAGGTAACTGGTTAAGTTAACAGGCACAGATAAACTTAGCTGTGGTTTAATAGGTGGTCAACAAGAATTTATATTTGAATAGGAGAAAAATATGGCATCAACATTTACAAGTAGTTTAAGACTAACAAAACAGGGTGATGGAGATAATCCTAACTCATGGGGTGTTGTATTAAATGATGGTGTTATTAGTTTAGTAGATGATGCTATTGCAGGTTATACAACAGTATCTTTAGGTTCAGCAGCAACAGTCACACTATCAGCAGTTGATGGTGGTGGAGATGTACCACGTTCTGCATTTCTAGAACTTAAAGGTTCAGTAGGTGGAGTTAATAATACTATCTCTATGATAATACCTGCTCAGTCTAAAAGCTATGTTATTAACAATAAAGTATCTGCTAATACTACAGCAAGTGATGTAGTTAAA